CCAAACAACCACCAAACCCCGATCCCCGTTCCGTAGACCTGGATTGGCGCCCACTTATGCAAGAACATAATAAACTTATTCGCTAGTAAATGCCTGACACCCACTAACAACTTTAGGTCCGGTTCCGGTATATTCATCCAGTACGGAAGGAAAGTTCTAAGAAAGCCAACGAATCGATTCTCTTCGGTCCACGGCGTATGTGGGTCCATGTCAGTACCTAGGTGCCGGTGATGATGAAGATGTGTTGCAACCCATCCAACAGGACCGGCAACAGTACCGTATACTCCAAAGAAAGCTAGGAAGTTATACCAGAACTTAGATGTTCTAAACGCTTTATGAGTGAATAGCCGGTGATAGCCGACATTAGTACCCAGCGTTCCGACAATGACAGCGATGAAATAGGTAACGATAAGACGTGGGTCTAGATTAATAAGAAAAGGCCAGATAAAGCCTAAAGTAAAGAAACATATAATAATATAAGTAATAGTAAGATAAACTCTGTCATATTTTGGAGGAACTATTTCGGTCATTTATAGACACGAACCAAAGTGCAAATATCCCCCGAACTATTGTTAATCTCCAATTCCGAAGACGTTTGTTTTTTAACTGAGTGCTTTTCTATAACTTGTCTGGTGTACTTACCATCCTTACTCCAAGTATGACACTCTCTACCAAAAATAACGTACATCTCCGTTCCAACTTTACTACTTATAATTTTTTCAAATGGCATAATATCAATAGTTTCAAACGTCCAACCTGTTGTGTGCTGCATTGGACATAGCAGCACAGTATCATCTTCCATAATTGTAACTTCAGAGACGGAACAATATGGTTCATAAGGAAGATGGTTTTTGGACCAGTTTGGAGATCTATATGCCTGATCTACTGTATTTTCCATATAACCATCACCGTGTTTATAATTAGTCTTCATATCCTGGTGCTGCTCTGAGTATCCAGCTTCAAGTATACTTTTAAAAGTGTCTTTATGTTCGTTTTTAAATTTATCTCCGTCAGCCCATTCATAACGAATTTTTACTTTGCCACTTAATACAAAATAATTATTATTATTTTTTATTAAAAAGTCATGATCGGTGTGGGGTGTTATTAAATAGTTGCCAGAACCATCTTTAGTGTACTCGTTCACCGATTCACGTCTACAGAGTTCACCTACCTTGGTATTGTGACTTATTGATATTTGCAATTTGTTTGCAATGTTTAAAACATTAAAAGTTATATTAAAAATCATATCTCTTCTATCTCCGCTGGGTCTAACAAATTCTTCTCATTAGGTTTTAACCATTTATCTACTGCTGACTGCGTCTTTACCTTTCCGATAGCTTCCACTGTTCCATCTTCTTCAACACGCCACGCTACTGGGTCTAGCCCTAACTCAATAATCCACTCCTTTTTGAATTTTTCTAACGCTTTAGCTCTTATAGGGTCTATCCACGGATGATTTTTGTAAGCACAAAAAGATTTAGTAGATAAATTAGCGTTAATTGGATCATATGTATAGGTTACCTGGTGAGTTGCTATAGCTTTTCCCGTATCAAAATTTGTTGTATTAACAGGGACATCCTTGTTTTCAGTTTCTGTATAAGACCATGTTATTTTCATAACTAAGACATTGACATGTTGGATGTGCCGGAAGAAACTATTGGTATGGCGACGGAGTTAGTAATTACTCCAGAAGAGGCGGGACCATAGGTAGACGGCGGGGATTGAGTGGAGAGGAAGGTCCCGAGGTTTCCATTGTAGGTAAAGGCGCCACTCATATTTACACCCCTTTGATCAATATTACTAGAGGTTATATTTGAGAGACCAGTAGTAATCCAAAAAGTCTGGACAAGATTTGTTAAACCATAGATGCCATAGCTACTAGCTTTGTCCCCATTACCACAGGTAAAACACATACCTAAGTCAGAACCGACACCAGCAGCTGCAGACCAACCAAAGCTAGCAATTTTACCACCTGATGAACCATTGGACCAGCTACCAGTAGTGCCATTGAAACCGTCAGCACCGTGGAAATTACTAATAGAGATTGCACCCGACGTGGGTATATTATTATTAAGTGCTGTTGGTTGTACGTAACTACCAGAGCGGTAATATTCGTTCATACCAATAGGGTTTGAGCCCCCGAAGGAATTTTGGACATCATTCCATCCAATTGTACCACTTGTTGGTAGTCTAGACATTAAACTAACCTTTCGTGTTTAAAATATACAATTCCCTCATCATAATCAATAACAGCAGGATTCATAACTAAATCCTTAACATCAAGAGTAGACATTCTAGCCCAATTAGTATGACCAAAACTTCTTTTACACATTTTGTCTATTATAAAAGCTGGTAGGTCTGTATTGTTGTAATAATCTATCTTAGACTCATTATCGACTGGTGGAGGAATAAATTCTTCTGGTTCTGGTATCCATTCAATTTCTAATTCTTTATCTTTCATGTCTATTCCTTCATAGCATATGGATCAGTTGATAACATACGTTGTTTCTTATCCACAGGATTACCCATAATAATATCTTCCATGTTCTTGTGTAAATAATTAGCCATTTGACCAATTATATTATCTTGAGACAGCGTTTCAGCTAGGTCTTTTAAAGACTCACCGTTCTGTAGACACCTAGAAATTAATTTTCCAGAAGCTCTAAGTTCTCTATCTAAATAAGAATCAGTTGGTTTTAACTTCATCCAGAAAGCCATAGGAGAAAGACCTGTTTCACTTGGCACATAATTAACAATACCTATTACCTTCCGGTTGTCTATCGGAAGAGCGAAAGTTGCACTCATCATCCTATTAGGAATCTCTTTTCTCATAGTTTTCTTATCGTCCTGCTTTAATGTCATCTCCGTGCTCCTCGATAAATTGGTATAAACTAATATTAGTTTCCTTCACCTGTTCTATCTCGTGCCACATTGTGTCTAATGTACCTTCTAATTTAACGATATATCTAGAATTTACAATAATTACTATTAAACAAATAAAAATTGTGAAGCCTAACACCAAAAAACTAGTGTACGCTTCTAGCGCCTTCTTGAATTCTTTCATGTCTATCATCCTCTATTAATTGCTGTAGTTTTCGTTCCCAAATTTCTTTCATATCAGGATCTTTTGTTAAAGTCTTAACTTTTTTTAAGTTTGCTACTCTGTTTAAAAATAATAAATAACTCATGTTCTACTCGGAACTGCTGTAAAATCTCTCCAACCTTTGGCTGGAACTATTTCTAACGATTCATTTAATTTAAAATGTTTATGTATTTCGTAACCTTTTGGGTAGTGATCCCAAGTACACCATATTAAGGCAAGTCTTTTAAAAGGTAGTTTTTCGAATTTTGGACGTATAGGTAGTACTCTATGATAAAAATAAGATGGAAACCTAACAGCCATGTTTTGATGAGGTTGAAATGTTATAATATTAGCCCCGTTTGGTGGCTCCCATTTATTATCTAATATAAACTTACCCTTCCAACGCTCAGATGTACATACTTCTAACTCACCACCGAGCATATTAGATATAATAAGATAAAGTATATGCGTAGTCTTGGCTATTCGACTGCTATTTGGATCCTCAGGATTATGGTCTAAATGATCATAATCTTTCTTATAGTTTATTTGACTCCCATTTGTTTCTTTATTTATAGCTTTAAATAAAACTTCATCTCCGTCTACATGCCACGGAGCTTCATCATTCCAACGAAACCAATACTCTATGTGCTCCTTTCCCGGAGTGAGTGTGCGTAATATTTTTTCAATATGGTTTTCAGCTGGTTCATCTTTTGGCAAAAAACTATACATAGGAAACCTTTGATATGCGATTGATGGATCATCAGTTATGTATTCACACAAAAACCTATAGTCCCCATCATCCAATACATTCGTTGAATATTGAACATTTTTGTTTTGGTTTGGTTGTATTAACATACTTTTCCTACTTCCGGTAAGGTTTCCCCTGACCATTTAATTTTTGATTCACGACCACCTTCCACATTAAGTCGTGTTTGCTTTATTGGCAACATAACATAGCCGTTATGAGTTTTAACACCAAAATAGTCCTCCTCACACATTGGGCAATCAAGCTCTTTTCCCTCAATCCTTATATAACTATTGCCCTCGCAACGAGGACAAATAGTTTTAACTTTTTCCATTCTTAAGTTCCTTAGTAAGTAAAAAATCAATTATTTTTTGTATACTTACTGGCACTTCGAACCGATTTTTCGCTAATTGCTGCAGTTTTCCATGTGTATCCACTGAAACACTGACTGATTTAAAGCTACTTGTATCTGGCATATTCTTTCTCCTTATTTATATTAAGTTATGGGACTAATATAGTCGTCTTATTTTATTTGACAAGAGTTTATTTTACTTTATTTTAATAGACTCTTCACCTTTATATGTCGGTAACTTTTCTTAGTTACCGGCATTTTTTAAATATATATAATTTTTACATCTAAATTCTTAGCTGATTTGTTCTTCACCCGATTGATTCTAGAACCATCTTTTCTATAACTTTTTGTCTTGACATCATACAAATCCACGGTCCCCGTTTCACTGTTCACTACCACTAGATCAGCCGGACCACGACCACCTAACTCGTAATAAACATGGGTGTCTGGTTTGTTTAGAAATTTCATCGCAGCTTTTAATTCATTACGAATACCGAGCTGTGATTTATGTTTGTGGCTAACCTTCAATTTCACCCCAGTTTTTTCCCGATTCAAAATCTACTTTGTTCGGCACTTGTAGCTGAACCGCTTCTTCCATGATTCCAATAATTTTCTCTGCGTCTGCATTGCTTTGTATTGAGATATCAAGTTCGTCATGAATTTGAACATGTGGTATTACTCCTTCCTTGTATAAGGCCAACATAGCTTTCTTAGTCATGTCTGCTGCTGATCCTTGTATTAGTTTATTTAATGCTTTGTATGTGAAAGCACGCTTAATCATTCCAGGTCCGTGCTCCCTCATGGCGTCGTCGTATTTAAGTGGTTTATTAATTCCAAAAGTTTTTGATTCCCACATATCGAAATGACAAATTCTTCCACCAATAGTTCTAATCTTACCACTGTCCTCTGCTCTACGCATTACAGACTCAGACAACATTTTAACAAATGGTGCTTTAGCATTGTAAGTTTTAATTAACTCCTCCGCTGCATCTTTTAATAAACCTAACTCTGACATTAGTTTATTCTTTCCCATGCCATACATTAATCCAAGATTAATAGTTTTAGCTTGCTTTCTTTTAATTCCTGCCATGTCAGCTATCATTTGATGGAAATCAGCTTCGCCTCTTTTGTATTGATCAAGAATTATATGTGATCCTTCTAATTTCAACAGTGAAGAGAAGTGTACCACGATCCGCGGTTCTTGTTGCGAGTAGTCAAAGCAACCCCACTTACAACCACGCTCAGGTATAAAAATAGACCTGATCATTGGACCAATAGTTTTATGTCGTGCTGGAATTTGTTGAAGATTTGGATTTGAATAACTAAATCTTCCTGTAACAGTTCCACCTTGATCAGAGCGTATCTGATTGATATCACTATGTATTCTGCCATTGTGTTCGTGCTTAATAATTGTATCAATGAAGGTTGTATGCGCTTTATTAATTTCTCTTGCCTCTGCTATTCTCCTCGCCAAAGTATCTTCTGGGTGAGAAGCTAAAAAGCCTTTGGTAAAAGAAGGCGCTCCCTTTTCAGTTCTATCGTAAGGTAGTTTTAAATTATCAAATGCTTTTGCAATAGATGCGGCCGCCCATATCTCAACTTCAAATCCTGCTTCTTTATTTATTAGTTGTAGCAATTCTTTTTCTTGTTTAACAAAATCTTTTTTAATATTGTCAGCACGTTCAAGATCAACGGGCACACCTTTAAACTTCATGTCGATTAAACATGGAAACAAATCAGTTTCTAAATTAAAAATTTCCCACAAGTCTTGTTCGTTTAATTCATGCTTCATTGCTTGCCATAACTTTAATGTTATCTCTGCATCACGTTCTGCATACTCACCAACAACTAGTGCAGGTAGTCTCCACATCTCTGCTTTCGGATCAACGCCCCAGCGTTTAGCTGCTTCTTTTAAAACATTTTCATTCTTACCAAGACCAATGTATTCTTTAGAGATAGAATCTAATGTAAAACTAAAACGGTTTTCATTGACCAGCGATGCTGCAATCATTGTGTCAACAATACGTCCTTTAATTGTAAAGTTCATAGAACGTAACCAAGAAACATCATACATTGCATTGTGAAAAACTTTTGTTGCAGGAGTATTTAAAACTTCTTGAATCCAATCGATTGCAATTGCTCTATCTATATTTCCTTGCCCTTCATGACCTATTGGAAAATATCCTTTCCAACCTTCAACAGCTACAGCGAAACCAACTATCTCACCGTCTCCTCTAACTGAACCCGATCCCATCTTTATTAAATTAGGATCTCTAGTTTCTAAATCTATTGCAATTTCAGTGTGTTCGCTTAGGTCGGGCATTGATGGTACGACCCATTCTGTTTCAGGACTAAAACTCATTGGTACTTGTAAAGGTCTCATTTATATTCCTCTTTCAGTTTATTTAAAAACCAAATAGCTTTATCTAAATCTTCTACAGGTTTTTTCTTCCACTCGTGACGCCAAATATATTTCATAGCTGAACCTTGCAGGTAATATCTAAAACCATACCCTTGACATGCTTTGATTGCATCAATGCAACCGATGTCTCCTTTGTTATAGTGTGATGGATGGTTTACTGGATCATGTTTTTTACGTTTAGACATATGGATAGCTCCTTTCATAGCTCATTGGTTCAACAATATGTAATGATTCTTTTGCTCTAGTTACAGCAACATAAAATAGTCTGTGTGATTCGTCTGGATCGTATTCTGATGCGTCAACACTTGCTTTAGTTATGTCAGGCAATAGTAAAACGTTGTCTGCTTCACCACCCTTTGCCGCGTGTATTGATTTAAAAATAATACGTGGCGTTTCTAAAATATTTTCTCCTCGTGCTAACATTGCCCTTATATAATTCTCAGTATAATTATCCAACTCATTAAATGCTTCATACCAAACAGCGTTTGTTTTTAATCCGTGTTCCGCGATGCAGTCTTCAATAGTATAGCTTCCTTCTTTATTTAAAGTATTCGCCTTTCTGTATCCCATAGTAACATTGTTTCCCAGATAATTATATATATTTTTAATTAAAATAGGTTCAATGACACCACCTTTTCGCCAGCGCTCCCATCTCTGAATGGCCTGCACTAACTCTACTGGAGCCGCGTTTTTCCCTCTTGAGTTTCTATAATACCAACCGTTATCCTCGCAATGCTCACAAACAGGATCAAAGAAATGGTGTGCGGAGGCCAATACTAGCCACTCACCTTTTGACATATCCACATCCGTTACATTATTGTGATAGCTTAGCTCACCGGACTGACCATCTTTTGGTTTATATTCTTTATTATACTTATTGGTTATTCTGGAACGGATGCTTTGTGCCAATTCAAATATTGGTCCTGATGGGACACGAAAAGATTTATCTAATGTTTCTACGTGATCAACTTCATCTTTTAATGCAATAAAATGATCGACGTCTGCACCAGCCCATTTGAAAATAGCTTGGTCATCATCACCTGCTATATATGTTTTGTCTGAATTGTCCCACATAGCTCTAACCATGGCCCATTGTAATGGACTCAAGTCCTGTGCTTCATCTATAAATAACACCTCAAACTTAGGACTTAGTTTCTTATTAACAAACATTTGAATCATGTCGTTGTAGTCATACATACCTTTTTCTTTCTTATATTTAGTGTATTCCTGATCTAAAAGGTACAAAACATCCCTCTCTACGTCCACCAGGTGCTCATTTCTGTCGTAAATTGTCATCACATCGGTCATAGACACCCTAGCTTTGTTAATTAAGCTTAGATATGCGTTGTCTGAATCAAATAATCCATCAGCATTACTGTGTGCCGCACGCTTAATAGTAAGACCGTTCTTTGCGCCAAAATCTTTATAGTCTCCTGTACCTACAACTCTTTCTTTCTTTAGACCTGCTAAACCATAAGCAAGTGAATGTAGTGTTCTAAAAAAAGGTAACTCGTCCTCGTCTAATTTAAACTTTTCCATAGCTCTTGCTTTTGCAACACGAGCTGCGTCTTTAGTAAAAGTAAAATAACCTATCTTCTTAGTATTAATACCAGACTCAATACATTTCTCTACTAGTTCAAGAAGGGCATAAGTTTTTCCAGTTCCAGGTGGTCCTAAGATAATTGTTTTCAATGTGTGTTCTCCTGTAACCAATTATGTAATCCGTCTTCTGAAAAGTAAGGAGTACGTCCTACACGAATGTATGGAACATTGAATGTGCCGAGTCGAATTTTGCGTCTCAAAGTATCCTGTTCAAATCCTCTAGGAATCCCTCGTTCTTCCATCCAATCTCTAACTTTTGCGATGTGTATATACATTAGAAAGGTTGCTCATCATAAGTAGTTTCTACTTGAACAGCGCCTTCTTCAAAGTCCCCAAGGGTTACTTTAACCACACGAGGTCTTTTGATTCCATCCTTAGTCATAATCTGAGGTCTGAGTTCTTCTTCGTATAGATCTAATTCCTGGATTAATTTTCCGGTATCTTTTTTATTCATGTCCCATGCATTCTTTTTCAAAAAGTTTAAGAAAGAATTCATTTGAAACATTGCACAGTTATCGTCTGTATTAACATAACATTTACCATTAGCTAATTCTTCCAGTTTTGTGGTTCTAGTTCTATTCATAGTGTACTGTAAAAGTAATTGTCTTAGTTCTAGTTTAGGTTGTAGTGATTCTAATGGTTCTATCTCTGCCACCTCTCCAGCAAACAAAGGTTTTAAATAAACCTCTCTCCAATCTTTCCCTTTTAAAATAGGTACAACTAAATTAGCTTGCTCCATAACTGCAACAGCAAAAAGATTAGGGTTATGTAGTTGTTCACTTTTTAACTGAACTCTTTTATCACCAACAGTCAGCAACCATGTGGCTGGTTCAGAACAATACTTCTGTAAATCTTTCAACGGTTCCATCTGTTCTTGCTCAAAACCTACACCAAATTTTTTAGTTCTACATTTAGCAGGATTACATACGCCACATATAGGTTGATCTTTACATCTATATTTGTCGTAGCCTCTCTTGTTTAATGATCCTATTAAATCCTTTACTTCTTTAAATGGTAAAGGAGGATCAAAATATTTTTGGTTGCTTTCCATAACAGCGTCTTCCCAACTATCTGGGGTTGCTTGTTTATGAAACACACCAATATTAAATAAAGCATTGTTACGAGAACCTTCTCCAAAACCTTCTTCTGCTAATTGGTTTAAACATGGAGGGCCATTCTCAAAAGCTTCTTTTTTAACAACCTTTGATTTCTTCACTTTAATTTCATCTATCTGAGTCTCAGTTAAAACTACTTTGTCATACATTTTATAGAAATCTGTTTCTGTTATTGCCTCACCGTTTGGATCTAATGCATAACGCATTCCTCTGATCCCACCGTGATATGGTAAATTTAAAAAGTTACCTACGTCGCCACGTTCTGCTAATAGTTCTGTTTGTTTTGGAAATATCTCACTACCTCCAAACCCTAAAGCTTCCGCCATATCTATTAGTTTGGATTGTAGTAATGCTGCTGAAATAAAAGTATTACAAAATAAAAATAAATGGGCACCACCAGACTTAGATCTAAATAAAACCAGTGGGAACTTATGGGACTTAATCGAGGCCGCTATAGTTTTGAGATCCACTTTATAATCATCTACATCAATGCATCCCCACTTACACATATTTTGCTCATTTATGGGTATAACACCGAGTGCGGGCTCTACTCCCTTAAGGTGATCTTGCCACAACTTATCAGTGACTTGATCCCTTTTAATAAAAGCTTTTGCTTTTTGTTTTCCTTTATCTGTTATGGCTCCTGGTTGAATAACCATTTGTCCATAGGCATTGTTATTGCCTTCAAAGATTTCCTTAAATTTATCCATTCTTATTTCTTCTTTCTGGGCCGCCCCTTCCTATTTCCGGTCGGTTTGTACGTTGAACTGCATGCATAGCTACAGTATTTTTTTTGTCTTTGTTGCACGACGTGAATTGTAAATGTGTCGCCGCACTTAACACATATCTTATCCTCCTTAAACATATTCTCCTCCTTTATGATAGCAAGGCAGGGGGAGTCCCTTGCTATCGTTACTAGTTAAAATGGTACGTCAGATTTCTCTTTATCGTTCGCACCCTCTTCGCTAGCTTTTGCTTTAACGTCTCCGCTAGAACACGATATAGCAAAACTTTTTGCTGCCTCGTAAAGAGATTTGTCCTGTACTGGACCAACTTTCTCTACACTCCAACCAAACCACGTTCCTTTGTCATTTGATTGTTGGACAGTTTTCAGCTTATACAAGTGACTATAAGAAGCCGGTGTGAATAGACCATTCTTACCTTTAAGTTTGATTCCATTCATCATTGAATTCCATGTTCTACTAACCTTAAGCTGTGTAGATTTCATAGAGATCAATGCTGTTCCCATCTTCTCGTCCATAACATAGTAAGACGCTGTGTTCTCAAGATAATTACCATTAGGTAATCTATCTTTCCAATCAGCTCCTCGCTTTGCCTGTTCAATAATGCCACTTGATACTGAATGAATCTGTACTGGAGCACTTGTGCCCTGGCCACGATCTGACCACTCTACGTATTCACGCTTGTAATAACAAGGCATTACGATTATTCCCTCTTCACCATTATATGTCTCTTTCGTTACGGTATTATAAATCATACCTGCTTCAGCGCCTTCAACATACTTTGCATCATGCTTACTGATTTCTGGTGAGAGTTGTCCTAGTACGCGCAAGAATGGTAAAGCAAAATCATCTGCTCCCATTTCGCTAGCGCCAACTAGTGCGTCTGTTTCAAACATACTGCCCAACGCTACTGCAGTACTTTCTTTTTTCGCTACTTGGTTCATGTTTAGTTTCTCCTTATTCATGATTTCCGGCCTATTTTTGTTTGATCTTTCACAAAAGTATGAAAGAAATCAGAGGGCATATCGAGGCCGGCCTCGATACGCTCCCTGTAGAGTGCTTTCAAAGTCATAGGTTCTACCTTCTGCTTCTGCGAGGGCTCATAGCCTTCTTGCACTGCAAGGTCTAACAAATTGTTAGCCCTTGTATCTTCTCCTTTACCAAAGACTACAGAGACTTCGTTCTTAATGATGTCTCCTAGCCCCTGGTCACGAAGCCATGTGTAAGCTGCGTCCAACGAGTCTTTTTTTATAGTACAACTATAAGTTTTCTTAACGTCGACTGCTGATCCGTCAGCTAATTTCAAAGATGATAACCCTTGCTCTGCTAGGAGGTTAGGTATTATCTCTGAAGAAATCTTGTCCGCTTGTTCTTTTAACTCTTTTAAAGAACTCTCTTGCGAACGAATGTCGTCCTCTATGCGAGCTAAGTCTGTACAGTATTTAGCCAGCGTTGATATGTCTGATTTTTCAATCAGTTCTTGTTGGTCTTTTTCTAAGTCGTCTAATATTAATGTAGTCATTATCTTCCTTTCTGATGTAGATCTATACTTAATGGATAGTATGTTCTTTCTCTCTTATCCCATTTTAAAAAATTAAAACAACCATTAGTTATGTCAGACACAATCGCTGTTGATAAACCTATGATAGCAGGATCACCTGTACACAGTAAATAATCATGGGGCTCAAAATCTTTTAAGTTCTTTTGCATTTTATGTACAAAAGGACCAGTAGAAAAAATCATCTGTGATTTATGAGGTAAACAGATAACTAGATTACCGAACTCGGAGGCACCTAGAATATTAATTGATTCTGGTGGATGTTGTAACACATACACAAGTGGGTTGTCTGGATTCTCATCTTTAAAGTCTAAAAAATCTGCTAGACTACGGCGATCGTACAGCTCATACACTGTCAAGTTTTTTGTCATCTATATTCCTTCTTTAATTCTTGACTTTCAATATAAGGATCATTATATGTATGTCAAGAAAGAAAATAAAATAAATTATGATAGACAAGTATAAGTTCAAAACTAAACCATTTGAACACCAAATGAAAGCCTTACAAAAGTGTTGGGCCAGGGAATCTTATGCTCTTTTTATGGATATGGGCACAGGAAAATCTAAAGTTTTAGTTGACAACATATCCGCGCTCTATGATAGAGGCGCGATCCGCGCTGCGTTAATTATTGCTCCAAAGGGTGTGTATAGAATATGGAGCGACAATGAGATACCAACACACATGCCCGATCATATTGAAAAGACAGTAGTTTCTTGGAATGCGTCGATAACAAAGAAGAAACAATTAGAACTTGATACTTTATTTGATGGGGAAACTGATCTTAAAGTATTGATAATGAATGTAGAAGCTTTTTCTACAAAGAAAGGACTGGACTTTGCAGATAGATTCCTTAGCATATTTGGTGGACGAGCTTTGATAGGGATTGATGAATCTACGACGATCAAGAGTCCGACAGCAAAGCGAACAAAAAGCATTTTAAAATTAGGGAAACTCGCGAAGTACCGTAGAATATTAACAGGCTCTCCAGTTACTAAATCCCCTCTTGACTTATTTACTCAGTGTGAGTTCTTAGATGAGTATCATCTAAATTTTGGATCATACTATGCTTTTAGAAATAGACATGCTGTTATGGTCAGACGAACCTTTAGTGGTCGTAGTATTAATTTAGTTGTAGGATATAAAAATATCCCTGAGTTAAGTGCAAAATTAAAACAGTTTTCATACAGAGTAGCGAAAGAAGAATGCTTAGACTTACCGGCGAAAGTCTATACCAAAAGATCTGTGGAATTAACTAAAGAGCAACAAGAAATATACGACACAATGAAGAGAGCTGCTATTGCTCAGTACGACGGCAAGCTTATGACTACTGAATCTGCATTAACAACCTTAATGAGACTACATCAGATTACTTGCGGCACATTTAAAGCGGACGACGGTACAATCAAACATCTAAAAAATAATAGAATACAAGCTTTACAAGATTGTCTTGAGGAAGTTGATGGTAAGGTAATAATATGGGCAACTTACCGTGAAGATATCAAAAAAATAGTTGAATCTTTAAAAAAAGCTTACGGAGATGACTCTACAGTCGAATATCACGGGGGAGTGGATGCTACCCTCCGCCAGACCAACATTGCTCTATTTCAAGAGAAAAAGGGCCCTACGCGCTATTTCGTCGGAAATCCTCAGACTGGAGGGTACGGAATCACCTTAACAGCTGCGAACACGGTAATTTATTTTTCAAACAATTATGATCTAGAAAAAAGACTACAATCAGAAGACCGAGCACACCGTATCGGCCAGACTGGCAGTGTTACCTACGTTGACTTAGTGGCAGAAAAGACTATAGATGAAAAAATAATTAAAGCTTTAAAAGAAAAGGTGAATTTCGCTAACGATGTTATGGTTGAACAGGATATTAAGAAGTGGTTGGATTTCTAACCAAGAAGTATCGGTTCGTATGCTGTTCGTCCTTCTATTTTCTTCGCTTGCAGTACTTGTCTGCGCCCTACTTCTGGTCCTCTTTTCACTGAGCAATGCACCCAACCAGAATTGGGATCAACACCATCATAGAACTCTAGTATTAACTGATCAAATTCACAATTTTCTGTAATCCACGTTGCGAGCTCCTTGTTGTCAACTCCGCCAATTTCGAAGTCTGCTGCCTCACCCTTGGCATGTTGTGACTTAGACGAAGAGCCGATAGCCTCGCACAACTCTGGACTGCGATAGCCTGAGGATATCATGACCGGTTTACCAAAGTGCTCGCGCACTGGTTGTAGGACGGCCTCCGCTAGGTGAATAAGATTATTAATCTCCGCGGTCCCCGGTTCATTATTAATGTTTTTACGTACCGCTGTTTGAGATTTAGTTAGCTCTGCTAGTGAAAAGTTATTTGATAATTTCATCCGTTGTACTGACCTGACATGTTTGCGTATAGTTGATTAATTAATTCTTCTTGAGACAACTGACCATCCATTCCAGAGTCTTGGTTCAAAGATTGCATTCCTCCTCTTGGAACAGGAGTCGGCTGCTGTCCCAGTAATTGAGCGTTACCAATTCCTCCTGGAGGAGTTGGAGATAAGTTATTTTGTTGTGCTGCGCTATAAAGACCTAGATGTTGTTGGTTTTGCATTGGACTAGGCATAAAAGGAATAGGCTGCTGTGCCTGTTGTGCGTTGTTTGGCACTAAAACTTCTTGTGTTGTGTAGTTATTATTTAAACTTTCTCTAATGGTATTAAAAGCACCTGTCATGGCATCATCCATTTCACCAAAGCCTTCGCCAATTACATTCATTACACCTGACATTGCACCTTGTTGTCTTTGTTGTATTGGCATTGGCTGAGGAAGCATACCCATATTATCCATGTTAGGTAGAGCGGCGGTCCAATAGTTCCCTAGTAAATTTTCTAAGCTGGCAGGTCCCTGTGTATTCTGAGGCTCAGCGCTTGCTTGCATTGTATTTAATAACATATCCTATACTATCCAATTAATTGATCATATTCAATAGAGTTTCTAAAACGACTAAACTAACAGCCCCCACTGTAGTTAAAACAACCCAATAGATTTTGTCTATCTTGCCACCCAATTTCTCAATGTCTTTGTGCACATGGGAGACGTCACTCTTTAAATTGTCCAGTTCTCTCTTCACTCCGGTTATATGCCCTTGTATTGAAATTATGTGTTCTCGTTCTGTTTGGGGTTCCATTTCCATTAGATAATATTCCTCTGGGTTTTTCGTATGGTTTTTTCGCTTGGTGATAATAACGCTGACTCATTCTTTGTCAATCCCGTAGTCGGATTAACAGCGTTAGAAGAGGCTGCGACAGTTTGTACAGGAACCTCTGCAGTTTGAGTGTCTGGTACATATGGTTCTAAAGGCTCAACTTCTGGTGTTACGGGAGCTTGCTCACCAAATAAATTAATACCACTACCTCCTGTGTTTTGTTCTATAGGTGGTCTGTCTGGATCTAAGAAATCAATAAACTTTTTGTCTTCATATTCATAAATAACCATATCCAAATCAGTTTCTGGGAATAGATCGTTGTAGTTTAATCTAATACCTTTCTTTGCATATTCTTTAATCAAATCATTTGCTCTTTTTTCTAAACCAGCTGCACTATAAGAAACAGGAGTGAAGTAACCATCTAATAAGTTATCTAAGTTAGGAACATTACGACCATCTGGACCTAGTACCGTTTCAATTTGATCTCTTGTTAATAGACCACTGTTTAATGATTTCTGGAACATCTTCCAAATACCAAACTGAGCTACAAAAGCTTCATCCTGGATGTCTCTGAACTCGTTAGCCATTACGTGACCTGTCTTTCTACCATCACTATTTAATATCGGTCCGCGTTCCAATGCATTCTCCTTACTAAAGAAGTGTTCTGTTTGATATGCGGCTGATCTAATTTCTCTGATATCAAGTGCTTTATAATCCAATGCAGTAACAGGATCGACATTCATAATGGAACCACCCATCAATCTAATTAGAACGTCTCCAAGTTCCATTACTCTACCACCCTTAGTGTCTAAATTTAAAGCACCCATAACTTGACCAGCTGATCTTACAAATCCTGGTGCTATTGTCTCTAGTGTATGATAAATAGCTTTCTCTCTCTTATCTGACGGAGAATCTAATTCACTGAATATTTTTCTACCATCTCTAGTCACACCATTACGTGCATATATATCTAAGATAGGCTCTAATGCGATTGTCTCTCCTATAAATGGATCAATAAGTTTATACCAAGGTCCAGCAGCATCAAAGAAACGTCTATCTAGTTCTGAATCAACTTGTGCTGGGTCTAGCCTTGTAGAATTTAATTGTCTAAGGAAAGATTCAATCGGCCCTGTTAGGTAGTTGTATGGATTATATGTTGAGGCATCAAATACTTTAAAGGTACCATCTTTATTTTGTTTTGAAATTGGGATTAACACATGGTCTTCTAAGAAGGATGGTCCTAAATCATCCTGGTAAGCTCTAAGCTTATCTTCTTGTATGCCTGTAAACTTACTAGCTAGTTTTTGAGCACCGTGATTGAAACCATAAAGCGTTGTAAATTGTCCCATCAATGCTCTATACCCCATTGCCTGTAGTCCTGGATTACCTGAACCAATCATCTTCATTGATGATGCAGTTGTAGCTAGAGTAGTACGAATCATTTCCGCAGGGAAAGATATAAAGTTACCTATAGGTAGCTTTCTTAATGCTTGTATTGCAGGTGGAACACGACTGTATGTAGGATAAGTTTCTCTTAATAAATGTGCTCCCATTTCTTCAATGCCTTCAGACAGCGTTTTTGGAACACCTGCTGATGACATAGGATCCCATTTACGACCAACTTGTGTTTCAAAGAAACGATGTACGTCGTCTAAGCTTTTAGTAAATTGTTTTAACTCTGACATGTAGAACTCGTGACCGTATGCTTTCCACACGTTATCACCACCAGCATATAAACGTTGTACTGTTTGTGTTATTTTACTATCACCAACTCTTTGCGTAAATTTATTAAAGTCACTGATAACTGGTTTCCCATCCTTACCTATAACACTTTTTAAATCCCTAAGAACTCCACCAAGTTCTTGGGCAACAACGTTCTCGTCTAATACACCTAACTCAATTTTTCTTTCAATCCATTTAATTAAAGAACTTTGATCTACACCTGGTCCTGAACCAAAGATGTCATCTAACATCATTTTAAAGCTTTGTGTAACGCTAGTATTACCACCAATATGTCCTACGTTCATAGCAAACAAACCAGCAGAACCAAAGTTACGCATTTGGGTAGCAGGAGAGTAGAGAGTCTTACCTCCTTGAACCATTGATTTAAAGGCTAATAAGTTTTGATAGAATTTATATTTTAATGCTGAATCAAATATACTGTAACCAGATAATTGCTTAATCATTTCTGGAGAACCAAATAAACCAAGGATGTCTGATGGTAAGAATCCTGCTCCTTTTATATCTCCTAATGGAACAGCGTTGTAAAGTTTTCCTTTTGTCAAAGCTTCTTCAGCTGTATTAAATAACCAACCACTTTCTAGTCCCATTTTTGCCAGTCTATCTAAAGCTATTTTTTGTTGTGTACTAGAAATAATATTACCTGTTGTTTGCATAAGAGCATTTTTTAGATTTTTTTCTTCTCCCATTAATTTTCTAATGACGGCTGGTAATTCCTGACCAGTGTATATTTCCATAGGATCAACTACACCTTTTACACCTGATGACTCTAATCGTTCTGCTATTCTCTTGAAAGCTCTTATAGGATCTTCCATTTCATATCTTGCAATATGCATAAGATCCCCTACTTTTAATTCAGCCAAACTTCTTAAAGCTTCATCTACACTCTTGGCTCTAGGAAAAGCAATACGAGCTTCATCTATCATTCTTGAATCTTGTTTTAAAAACTTATAGACATAATCCGAAGCTGCTTTTACAGCCTCTGCACCAGGTCTAAAATTAGAATTTGTAAACGTTGCAAAAGAACGACGCATGATATTGTTAATATCTTCTGTCAACATTCTCTTTAAAGGGTCTGTATTAGGTAATAAATCTTTAAACTCCTTTGTAAGTTTGTTCACATAACTTTTTAATTCTACAGCTGATTCACGTAATGCAGGGTCTAAGTCTTTAAATTTTTTATTACCTTGCATAAAATCCAACACATCATCTAAGTATTGTTTTTGTATGGTATCAAACTGACCCCATTTTTTATGTTGTTCTTCAAAACGTTTTGCTAGCGTATATGTTATCTGTTCAAGATTAGTATAAAGTTTATCTATTGTTCTAGATTTTGCTTTTATAAATAGATTAGCTTTATTAGATATACCAAACGCGTCTTTAGTTAATTTACCTATGTCTCTAAACAAAGCCAGTTTGTTATCAATACGTGCAAGGTTAGCATGCAAAGGATCAGCACTGTTTAAAGAAAATTTTCTCCATTCTTGAAATGGTGGTAGTCCAGTAGCGTCTCCACCAAATACTTTTGGTATTCCTACTCCTCTTAAAAAAGTAGAACCTCTATTAATACCTGAGTAGATAGAGTCTCTAAAGAACATAGTATCTTGTGCAGCTAATGCAGCTCTAGCAAAAACATTCTTACCTATAAATGCAGCAGTTTGTTGTATAGCACTTGCTGTTTTTTCTCCTGTCTTACTAATTACTTTACCTACGGCCGGTATCATTTTTTGTGTATAAGGAACTTTACCTGCTAAAACATCGGCACCAATTCTTAAAGGAACACCCGCTAATTGTAATGCACCACCAACCACCGATCTGTTGATTCCAGGAATAGTTTTAAATGGAAGTTTTCCTATGCCTTTTGCTAATCCCCAAATAGGTGGGCCAAGCAAAGGAAATAAACCCCCGATCATCGCTCCGTCAGCCGCGAATCTTAGTCTATTTCTAAAGTTAGCTTTTACTAATTCATTGCCCGTTAAGTCATCTGTTTGTTCAGGCTTACCTGGAAGTAATGTAGCATCATCAGGAAACATTCTGTTTAATGAATTAAAAGGACCACCAGCAACGAAATCTGCTCCGGCAAAAATGACAGCACCTGTTCCCATTCTACTTGCAATGTTACTGAATTTTATTAAATTTTGTGCTCCTTTCGATTTGTTAGGATCAACAAAACGAGTCATAGTATTAAAGCCTTTTATACGCATTGCCTTTTGTGCTCTAGTTGCTAGCTTTGCAACAAGACCACCAGGAACACCAAACTCTACTAACAGCGACACCATATCACCTACAAAAGTTTCTGGGTCATTGACCTGACGTTTATCATAAAGGTCTCTTAGCTTTTCAGATAAATTAGTATTACCAAAACTAGCAAGATCAACACCCCCTAGAATTAAATCCATAGTATTAAAAGCTATGTTGGTAACACCAGTATCTAACGCTCTATTAAACTCATCGAAACCATCTATATATGCTTGCTCTGGTGGAGTTGAACCAGTTGGTGTTAGAAGAGTACTTAAAGCATTAGGTGCTATTTCTTCAGGGTTTTCTCCTTTATTCATTAAATCACTTATAAACGCCTTGAAAACAAACTGCGGCAGCATCTGCTGCCTCAACATATGTCTAACACCTGCATTCTTTGTAATTAACTTATGAATAGACTTTAATGGAAACCTAACTGGGCGAGGATCACGTAAAGAATCTGCTATGGCTTTTTGTACAGCCTTGTCATCTAATATTTTCTTTTTAAGTTCTGCTCTAACACCGTAGGGTAGTTCTCTTATTTCATCTAGAAAGGCCATTTGTCTTTCATCATAAAGAGTTGTAGCTACAGCTCCTTGCATCGACTTAGGAGCACTCATTATTTGATCCATGTGTTCCTGATCTCTTATACGTTTCTCCATACTTATATTTAAGTCTTTTAAGTATTCTCCGTATATAGTTTCTCCTTTAAGTTGATCACCAACAAGTTCCCCGTCCCGCGTTCCGGTGTTATGATATTCTCTAACCGGGCCCCCTGCTTTATAAACACTTCTGTAATGATCCATTGATTTGATTTCAGGTATTCTTTCTTCAACAAGACTTTTAAAAGCATCTACACCCGAGCTTCCTGGTGCTTTGGGGTTTATAACCTTACCGTTCACTCCAAATTGAGTTAAAAATCCATCTGCTACATTAGGCCGCATAGAAATACCCAACTCTTCTGCTTTTGCAATAATAGCTTTAACGTTATCTATTTCTTTTTTTGTTAAAACTTTTCCATCTAATACTTTACTATTTAACTTTTCTATAAACTCCACAGAAGGTTGTTTAAAGTTTCTATGTAAAGGTTGAAATATTAGTTGTCTATTTGCGGGAAACTCTATGCCCCCAATATTGCTATGAACTTCTTTAATGTGATCAATTTCAAATAATCTAGAATCAGTCTCTTTACTAAACAAGCTTGCCACATCTACGTTTGTATTTATAATAGTACCTGTTTTCGGATCTACTTTTGTGCCTAACACCGACATTAACTCTTTATTATTTAAAATAAGTTTTTGAAATTCTTTATCGTTTACAGTTAAATCATTTACAAATTTAGCATAGGTTCTTTGTTCTGTTCTAATTGCTCGTTCAGAAGGATGTAAATTTTTAACGTTTGCTTGTATTGTTTCTCTATATTTTGCTTTGTTTTCTGCCAGACCAGCTGTGTATCTTGCCCAAGCTAAGTCTCCTTCTGGTGTTCCTCTCCCTGCTAGTAAAGCTTGGTATGCTTTGTCTTTTTTCCTATAACCAACATTTGAATCAATACGCGCCTGTAACATTTCCCTTGCCTGCTCTACAGGGATATCAAGGTCGTCTGCTAATTCCATTGCTACTTTGTTTTTAGCTAACTGTTGATTTGGTATATGGTAGTTGCTTAAGGTATTAGCACTTGTGCGGGCTGGCAGTATACCTATTGGATCATTCCAATTATCGCCATACTGGATTGTTGGGTCATATTTTCTATTAAAAAACATTCCTCTGTACATGTCAGCATAATCATCTACTGGTAACTGATATTTTTGTGTGTAAGCTTGGTTAATATACCTTTTTATAGAGTCGGATGACATATCACCTTTTCTTGTTTTTAAGCCTAATTCTTTAATAAGCTTAAGGTTTTCATCTCTAGACAAATTCCAATCTATTGCCTCTGACACACGCTTTGCAGCGTCCCCTGCTTCAATCTTAGTAGCAGGACCAAGTGCATCTCCAATACGTCTCGCATCAAACCCTGTTATCTTAGCTAACTCTGCGTAAGATGCATTAGGATTATCTTCTGCTGCTTTTTTAATTATAGCTATACGCTCTTTCTTAGACACGGCTTTACCAGCTCCAAGTTCCATTTGTGCTACGTTTGGATTACTATACTGCATGGTTCCACTCTCTGGGTCATATTTTAATTTCATTCTGCTTATTACTGTCTCAGCGTTTTTAGCTTCAATTGCTTTAATTTGAGCAGTTGTAAGTCCTGCGGATTTTAAATCTGCTATTGAACTTTTTACAAGTTTACCCCCTTTATAAGCAAGGTTTATAAGTTGCCCTGCTTTTTTTATTCCACTAATACCAATCAATCCAATACCAGGAACAAATTCTATTCCAAGTTGTGTTAATTGACCTATAGCATATTGGGTACTTCTATTAGCTCTAGCGTCTTTTAAAATTCTAACATGATCTGGAAAAAGACCATCCATTAATGTTACTGTACCGTCTTTATTAAATATCTTGTCTTCTAGCTTTTTAATCTTTGGATCTAAATAACCCTCTAAAGAATAACGTTTTGTCATTGCGTCTTCTGCATCAGGTGAGACTTTGGATGCGTCTTCCCTTAGTTTAAGTAGTCTTTGATATTCAGCAAAGTCTGGATGATATGCTGCTAGTGTTTTTTCAAACTCTTGGTAATTGCTTTTATCTGCTTCTAGCAGAATTAATCCGTTATTTGAATCGAATTTTATTGTGCCATCCTCACCAAACGCGCCTGTAATACTTTCAGCAGCACCACTATCCAATGGAATTTGGTTCCCTACTATTGTGTTGTCCATACCAACAAAACCTAGTCCTACGTTGCCTGCCATGTCTCTTGTGTTATCACCCCAGTATTCCCCAGCGTCTTCCAGATAATTTAAACGAGCTATATCATTTGATACATTTCTGGTAAGCCTATATTGGTCAGGGTTTTGTCTAAATCTATGCCATTGTGCGTCAGACGCGTCTTTACTTCCTGTTTTATAAGGTAAGACTCCATCAGGTCCTTCTATTAAACCTCTTCTTAAAAGTCTATCAAACTTAAATCTATCAGATTGAAGAACATTTAAGGATATAGGAGAGCCTGTACTAATGTCTGTTAATATTTCTTTATTAGTTTTATCTTTAAAGGCACCATAACCATACATAGAATTTGTTATAGGATTATCTATTCCAAGAATTTGTTTTGTTCTATTTATAACAGATATGTCTTCTGGAACACCCCAGTTAGTTAATAAGCCTTCGTTTTCTGCTCTAAGAACTTGATCTGTATAAAACTGGCCAGGGAAACGATTACCCATTTCTGACTGATGTACCTGATCCTTTAACTTGTCTTCGTAGGTAGGGCCGTGTATATCCATTCCTTTAGAATAAGGATCTATGTGGGGGTAGCCTTTTTTAATGTTATCAATACCCATTTAGGCCACCGTTGGTAGTTCTAAATCCGTATTATACTTTTGATTAAATCTTGTTATATCTTGTGGTGTTTGTAGTTGTGCAAAATCAATCATAGCTTCTTCACTACTTAGTATTAATTTAATAACCATGTCTGACACCTCAGGTGGTAAACGTTTTCTTAGTTCGTCATAAGTTAAAGACACTGGCTGTTGTGATGATGCCGCTTGCATAATAGGTGGTTGATTTGGATCAGGGTTAGGTCCTGGTTCCATAGGACCAGTTGCATCTACTCCTTCATCACCCATCATACCTCCAGCATATCTACCAACTCTTCCACCGCGAGCGTTGCTTTCTTTAATTCCTTCTGGAATGTAAATATCTATCAATCCAGCAGCTTTGAAAGTTCTCATTAAGATAATATCTCTAATCTCAGTTTCTGTTTTATTATAGAACATAGGATCGTGTCCAGATTCTCCTGGAGGTATTGTAGAAACCGTAACACCAGAAGCGACAGCAGTTCTAATGGCTTTTTGGAAATCAGCATCTTTCATTAAATCAGATTTTTCTGACGCAATTAATCTAGTTGTCTCTCCAAATATAATACTTTGTAAGATATCTCTTTTCTCTAAGTATTCATCACTGTTGTGTGGTAATAATTTCATTTCTTTTATGAGCGCTTGAGCTCTTTCTTCTTGTAGCTCTTTTTCTAATTTATATTTATTAGGGAACAGTTCTAATTCTTTTTCTAAAATTTCAATAGCCGCATCTGTTTCCTCTCGAATTATATCTAATTGAAGATCTCTATCTAATACAGCTTCTCCTGCTTCGAATGTTTGTTGGTCTTGCTGTAGATCCATTTGGAATTTGTTTGAGTCTTCAGTTATTCTTTGTTCTATCGCTGTACCTGCTCTTAGTTTATTGTAGTCAGCTAATTCTTTTTCATAAGCTAAGCGACGTGCGTCTGAAGAGCTAGCTAGATCAGTTCCTAAACCAGATAAAGCATTCGCAGAATTAGCTAAAGCACCCATAACACCACCTTGATCACTAACAACCGGAGCACCCATAATTTGAGCGCCTGCTGCTGCAATACGTAAGTAATCAGCTTTAGTCATTCCTTCTGTAGGTTCAGGTTTTGTCATGTATTGATCAATTAAATCAACATAGTTACCTCTCCTAAAACCCTGTCTCTGTACAGCACCACCAATTTTATAACTTGGTTTAGCAAAACCAGATACAATTCCACTATCAAGTGCGCCGGCACGGCCACCTTTATTAAACATTGGTCTTTTTAAGATTCTACTCATTTTGATTATTGTTACCTCGGAAAGCCCCTAAAATACCACCAAGCCCGATCCCCGCTCCAAGAAGCGTTTGTATAGTAGAAGGATTTGGTGAAGTTGCATAAGTGGTCGACGATGGAGCTCCATAAGCAGCGCCTAACATCTGACTCATAAAGCCTAAGTTTTGTTGGTTTGCCATTTGCCCTGCTTGTAAAGCTGCTTGTTGGTTGTCTAAACGAGCTTGGTTTAATGCTGTGTTTTGTTGTCCCATTTGAGTCAGTGTATTGAGTTGGTTTCCAAGACCAGTAAGTCCGTAATCTCCAAGATCCATTTGTTGTTGTCCAAGTCCAGCATAAATACCCATTTGGTTTTGAACTTGCTCTTGTGCAGACTGAGCCATTGCTAATTGATTAGCTCCTTGCAGTCCATATTGTTGCGCAGCGTCGCCGTACAACGCCGCATTCTGTGCTGCCATTGCTTGTTGTGCACTACCTGCTTGTAATTGATTCTGTGATTGGTTTTGGTATTGACTTCCAAGTTGTCCAAGATTTGCTCCAGCTTGGTTATAGCCTTGAGCAGCTTGATTGTAAGCAGCTTGGTTAGCTGCAGCTTGTCCCATGTTTGCTTGACCAAGACCCATTTGTTGTTGGTATGCTTGGTTAGCTAATTGGTTAGCTTGTGTAAATCCTTGAGCTAATAAATTACCTTGTAGCTGTGCACCACCTAAAGCAGCGTCTGCTGCTCTTTGTCCTTCTGCAACCCCGAACCGCGATCCACCGAACGCGTTACCTGCAGAAGCACCTAAAGCTGTACTTTGTTCTGCTTGTTGTTGGTTATATGCAGCCATCGTTGCATCAATAACTTGTTGCTGATAAGGCGACATGAATTGTTGATACGCATTCGCACCACTATATTGATTAGCTTGGTTAAAGAAAGGCTGACCAGCGTTTTGACCTGCGGCTGCTGCAGCTGCAGCGAGATCGTATTGACCGGTAGCTCTATCATATAAACCACGAGCATCCCCAAACTGTGTGTTGGCATTTGCTAAAGCAGCGTCGGCTAAACTTAATTGACCTTGACCAGCGTTTTGACCTGCGGCGGCTGCTGCAGCCTGTAAGGCTGCTTGCTGCATAGCGTTTGTATATTGACCAGTTGCATTTGCCATATGTGGCTGATAACTAGTTCCGTGTGCATTAAAGAAAGCTTGTCCGTCGGTTGCGAAATCACTAGCATTTTGTAAATAAGAAGCGTACGAGCCTAGACCACTACTTGGATCAAGAGCTAGACCTTGAGCTAACGCAGTCATAGGGTCCATTCCTGCAGTGAACCAATTATTAGAAGCGTCCCCCATGTATTGGGTAGGATCAGAATACCAATCTCTATTAGTTAGATCGCCACTAGTATTATCTAAATAGGATGTAAAGTCTTCACCTAAACTTTCGACATAACCCGGAGGTAAAGTTCTAGTTGTTGTAGTATTAAAAGAAGGTATACCTGTTTCAGTGATTTCTCCTGAGCCACCATGTTGTTTTAATAAAAGCGCTTCTTCTTTATTAATATAAGCAAGAAACTCTCCTTTAGGAGCATATTTTTCTAAAAGCTGTTTAGCTCTTAATATTTCTTGTTGTGTTGACATTACGCCATTGCCTCTAGTTGTTGCATCATTTGATACATATGTTTAGCAGATGCTCTAGGGTCACCTTGTCCACCCATAGCTTTGTCTAAGCCTTTCATAGCGTCTGCTGTTAGTACGAATTCATTTCTTGATAACATTGCAGGAACATCATCAGCTAGTTCTGGTCCACCCATAGGAATAAATCCTCCTGAGTTTCTATAATCTAGTTCCATGCCTTGAGGCACACCTGGAGCTGCTTGCATAATACCGCCCATGTTTTTATTTACACGACCACCATATTTATATCCATATATTTCTTCATATAAAGCAACCATTTCTGGGTCTTTGTATTTTAGATATCTAGAGTCATTGTATTTACGACCACTTCTTTCGTAAGAATCGAAATAAGCTCTTAAAACTGCATCACGTTCTTGTTTATTTTTGAACTTTTCTTCTCTTATTGCTTTTTCTGCTGTTTGATAACTACCTGATGCAGCCAAAGCCCCTACAGTTTTTATTTGCTCTATAACATCTAAATCTTTAAAGTTAGCTAATAATTTGGCATCTCCCATTCCCAGTGTTTGTTGTAAGTCATCTAGACCAGGAGCAACATAATCAACAACACCTTCTGTAACGTTTTGCATGGTAGTTATATTACCCTCAAGAGCTTCAAAACCAGGTGTTGTTTCGAACATTTTTAATGCATCTTCTTCATTTACCTGCTTGAACAAATATTCACGATCTGCCAAATTTTTTGGATCTAGTTTATTGGCCTCTGTCACATTTGCGTTATACTCAGCAAACAGATCTTCGCCTTCTTGTGTAAGTTTCCTAGGGTCAGGTTTAGCTTCTACTGCAGAAACACCGTCCCTTAATTGTTGCTCCATTGCAGGACCCTTTAAGGTTGGATCGAAATTAGTATTAGGAATTAATTCTCTAATAGCGCCTGCGGCGTCTGTTGCATATAGTGCTGGATTATTAGCTTCTGCAAGTAAATTTAAAGCGTCTCCAGGTCTTTCCATATACTTCCATGCTGGATTAGATTTATCAAGTATTGATCTCGTAGAATCGTCTACTCCCATTCCTAGTGTATTGTTAAACCAATCTGTACCAAAAGCACTCGTTCCTTCAAACATAGATTGAGTTGGTTGAAAAGCACGAGAAAGCCAGTTACCTGAGTTGGCAGCTGTTCCTCCAGCTAGATCACCACCACCTAACCAGTCTCCAATCGCTCCAGATACACGTTGTCCCCATGTTCCACCTTGATCTGCTGCGTTCCAAGCTTTGCTTGCATCGTAGCTGTTTCTAATATCTCTAGCTGTTTGTGTACTTGACGCTCCGTGTACTGCTAAGGCTGCAAGCGGATCTAATTGTCCATCGTTCTGTTTGGCTGAACCAAGTTGTGCGAATGCATGAGCTCCAGCCGGACCAATTATTGGAACCAGTAGAGGAGCTAAAAAACTTGCATAAGGTGCAATTTCTTTGGGCATCAGCTTATCAGCTGCACTATTCATAAAACTTGTTATTTCATTAGGAACGATTTTATCCATGATACCGCCCAGAAACTTGCCTTGCCTAATCCCTCGACTAAGTTGTTCATGTGCGTTTACAATACCCATTAATTATTCTCCGGAGATTGACCCCATAGGAGGCATCTCTATAATTTTTATTTGTGTGTCGATGGCTTTGTGAACGGACCATGATTGGCCACACTCGGAGCAGGTGCCGATTGCCTGTTCTTCCGAATCTACCTCATTCTCGCAATTTTTACAATAGATTCGTTGATATACTTCTGGCTGGATCATGGGTATTTCTTTGCCATTAACAACCTGCGTACCCAGCGTTTTAGCTTCTTGCACTTTTTTCACTGTTTAATCTCCAATACTGAAACGGTCACATGTAAAGCGTTATTTTGATTACTTTGTACTTTTAAGATATCACTATCTTCCATTACCAGCGGTTGGCGTAAAACTTCTTCATCGTGATATCCGGCCAGCCCAGCATTACCTACCGTCATAGTAATGTCTTTTAAAATATTAACTGTTTGATTTGCGGAAGCGTCATATAATTTAACACTAACTACAGAGGTACTAACAGGAGTACATAGTATAGATTTAACTAAAGCCTGTACTGGTTTTTGTGGTGGAACAGTTGAATCATCTGCTGTTGGCACCGTATAGACGCTGTAGTCTTGGTTTTGGTTTGCAACAATAGTTGTGGTATTCTTAAATGTATCTGCCACTAGGCCCCTCCTTCTCCTGCAAAGAACCAAGAACGAGCTGTAAGTTCTTCTCTTAAGTCTTGCTGGAATGTAAAGTTTAATTGATTAATAATACTTTCTAATTCTCTAATTAAAATATCTTGCTGAGAACGATCATAAGAATCTGTTGGTAAAGGTAATCTTGCTACATTAATTCTTGCCATTATCTTCTCCCGTCCGGTCTAATATCAAGTCGTAAAGTTCCAAACCTTAGATTAGCATCAGCTGCGGTTGTGTCTATCTTTAAGTTAGCTTGTCTCCCTCTACCTCGTACAGAAAACTGATTAGTAGTTGCACCAACGGTTGAAGTAAAAGTTCTAGTTGCTGTTGTTGCCGGATAGTTTTTAAAAGTTATTGTTATGCTTGCGGTTCCTGTTTGGTTTTTAAAATCAGGTATAACTCTTGAACAGTGAAATAAATCTTCACCATCTGCAATATCAAAATCACCAGATGTAATAGAACAAGGCATTGCATTACCAGCAGAATTAAATCCATCTTCATGGGCCCATAAATTAGATGCACCTGCAGTCACACCTTGTATAGCTCCTTGTGTTGGTATGTCTGCTGCTTTGTATTCCGTTGCGTATGGATTCGAATAAATACCTCTATCAATCCAAGCTGTTCTAGCAAAACCACTGTTAGTATACCAAACATTTTCTAAGAAATTATATGTAACTGATCTGTTTAAAACTTGTGAATTATTAGATGGGTAGAACCAGGTTACTTCATTAAAATCTGTATTAACTGCAGCAAAAACTTGTTGTTGCGTAGTTGTATCAATATCATCAAATACAAAGTCCTGTACTGTACAATCTAATTTTTTAATCGCACCATCAAACATATAGAACGCTGTCTGGCTCATCCAAAAGGTTTGACCATTAACATCTACAACTGAACCTGGAGAAACTGCTCCACAGTTTGCACCAACTTGGTTAAGACCAAAAATAAAAGGTGGTCCAATATTATTTAATGAGTGGAGTGCTGTATCAGTCCATACAAGAATAGATCCCCTTGATCTAACAGCTGCTACAATCTTAGAACCATCTTGTATTCTAAATGAACCAGCAGAGTTAGTTGATGCCGGATTCCATAAGCTTGGATTTTCTTGTGAAGAAAAACGAAGAAATAAATCATCTCGTGTACTTGTTGATCCTACAGTTGTTTCCGTTCCAAATAAAAAAATATGTCTGTCAGGAGAAGATACTAATAAAAACTTAGAAGCTGTTGGCGATGTTGACACCAATGCTGCAGGACTAGTTACCCCTGCTGATAAATCCCATTTATATAAAGCCCCATCATTTCTAATTGCTAATAGATCTTCACCAAAAGTATCAAAGCACCAATAAGTTGCATCAAGTACTAATGTTGACGATGAACGCGGAGTTCCCCATGTTCCTTGTCCCCATGTTCCTGTACCAAAACCTAACCCGTATGAAGATGTTGCCGTACCATTTGTTAAATCATAAGTGAAGGTAGCATTTCCAACACTAGGTGTACTGGATGCGTTTGCAGTTGCTGCTGGGTTAGTAACTTGTATAGTATAAGAGTTTGCATCTGGCACAGTTAATATTTCAAATTCTTTATCATTTAGAACCAACGTATTTACTGCATTACCTAAGCTAGATATTTTTACAAAGTCACCAACAATAGCACCATGTGAAGCATCTGTTACAGTCACTATTGCTGAGTTGTTTGTTGTAGTAAAAGCATTAGAACGAACCTGTGTTCTTCTTACAGGAGTAATATCGTAGGCCAATCCTTCTGAATATACATATAATTTTCTGTCAGTACCTATTGCAACATGACGAACACCATTGAGAGAAACCCAACCTTTCATAGATCGTGCTACACCAACTAAAGATAGAGAAAGAACAGAAGTCCAACCACCAATCTTTTCTGGTAGTCCTGAGCGGAAACGCATATTAGTAGAATCAATCCATCTGCCTTCTGCTCCATACGCGGTGACTTGTTTGTCAATACCTGGCTTAAATTGTATTTTAGATAAAGGCATACTATTATGCTATTTCATAAATTGTCCAAGTTGCTTCTGCACCTAGATAATGATTATAGTTATTAGTCTGCAACCAGTGACCTCTACTTGTATTAACACCAAACCTACATGTATAAGATATAGCTGAAGTGGTATTAGGTGAATGTTGTGTTTGGCATGTTAATTGGTTCCAAATACCATTAGTACCAGTGGTGTTTGCAAAAGCACCAACGTTTGTACTACCATCAAAAATAGACCAAATACAAGTTCCTCCTTGCGACGCATTAGTCATTGCTGTCGACAGAACATGCAACAGTTTACTACTAGCACTAGTAGGGGTAAAAGAGTGAGACATAACTTCAATACCTTCACTTGATGTAGGAGTTGTAGCATCAAAAGGAATTACCGAAGTAGTACTAAAGTTTGATGTACTTTCTACTACAGAAATTTGTCTAACTATACCTCCAGAAGGTAAGCGTGCAGTTGGAATTGTTCCAGATGATATATTTGATCCGTTTATATTTGTTAAACTTGCCCCAGAGCCACTAAATGTTGTTGCTGTTGCAGTTCCTGTAACTGTCAATCCACCACTAACTGTTTCCGCTTTTTTACTTCCATTATGATAAAGTTCTACTGCTCCTGCTGATATAAATTTTCCCATGTCAGCACCAGCAGCATTTTGAACCTTAACATTAGTTGAGCCTTGAATTACTAAATCACCTGTTCCATCATCTTTTATATATGAATTATTGGTGTCGTGCCAAATTTGTAGATCATTACTATCTCCAAATCTTGCTTTTACATTATCATTAAAATCAACTCCGTTAGCTCCTCCAACAAGTCCAGTTAAAGATGATCCATCCCCAGCATAAGAGGTAGCTGTTACTGTTCCCGACACTGTAACTCCCCCAGACGCTGTTGAAAATTTTAATGCATTATTGTGATAAGCATTAAATGCACCGGTTGATGAAGCATTAAACATATTGATTGAATTTTGATCATCTTTAAACACAACGCTGTCAGCGTTTACATTTAAGTTACCTGTAGAATTTTTAATGTAACCATTACTTCCATCCATATAAAGATCAAGATCAGTAGAACCACCAGTACCTAAATATAAATGAATATTATCATTAAGTGTTACGTTGCCGGTAAAGGTTCCACCAGTAGATCCAAACTTAGTGTTTAATTGTGTTTGAATTGACGTTGATGTATCTACGGTTTGAAACTCAGTATTGGTAACAGAACCATCAGCAATGTTTGGTGCTTGTAGTGCTGTTATTAAGTTGCCCGCAAAGCTATATTTAACTGTTTCATATGTTGCCATGATTAACCTTTAGGATATTTATCCTTCACTGCTTTTATTGTTGCTTTCCATCCATCAACACCATTATGATATATATCATCAAGTTGTTCTACTAAAGCTGGATACTCTTCTTTACGTTGTCTTTGATACTCATTTGCTATGTATTCACTTTTTAATTGAGTTTGTTTAGCTACAATATCTTCTTTATCTATTGGAACTTCTCCAGCATCCCAAATTATACTATCTAAGTCTTCATCAATAACAGTTACTTTTGCTTTTGGGTTGATTGCTAAAATTGCACTTAATATATCAGTCATCTATGCTCCTATTTCTACAGCTGTTATACTTGCACTACTGGCAATACCCCAGGGTGCGTTGTTATCTTGTGATCTATTTATTCTAATATTTGGGTTATATAAACCTCTAAACTGAAGCTTATATTGAGTACTACTAGTCGTATTCGGTGAATCTAAAAAGTGAATCATAAAGTTATCATAGTTATTTGTTGATTGACCTAGACCAGCTATTGCGTTTGTTTGACCGCCGCCAGTTCCATTACCTATTGCTGTCCCTGCTCTAAGTAATCTAAAAGCATAGGAACCGTTTGAACCCGTACCATCATCTACTACACCTATATTACAAACTACTAAAACTTTGCTATTAGTAGCAGAAGGTGTAATGGATACATTTAAACCAGTTACATCAGTATAAGACGATGTAGTTGAAGACATATGACTTTGTGTGTTAGTTGATACCACTTGTAAAACTTTACCTAAACCACCTGGAAGTCTTGCTGAGTTAATTGTGCCAGAAGATATATTTGATGCATTCAAACTTGTTATATTAGAGCCACTAAAAGTAGGTGTTCCATAGCGAGCATTAGGAATTGTACCAGAGGCTAAATTAGATGCGTTCAAACTTGTTATACTAGCACCATTTAAAGCAGGGTAAGTTCCTGTTAAGTTGGC